AAATATATCACCAGTTAATTCATCAACATATTTACCAATTGTTTCAATTGAGGCACCTAAACCTAAAGAACTGCTATATAATAAAGTATTACCTTTTATATTTTGAACAGTTCCTATGTCGTCTCCATCTGACTTAGATATTTTGATGTTTAAAGCATCTCTATATTGGCCATTAGGTACTAATCTATCATCAAGGTCTTTATTCATTTTGCCTTGAAGAAAATTGTTCTTAATTTCTGGCATATATTATTATTTAATTCTTTTTGACTTGCCTCGCATTACTTGAGTAAGCTCACCTAATTTTAAACTTGATAACCTTAATTTAGCATTTCGCATTGCTGCTCTTCTTTCTTTTCTAAATCTATTAATTATATATTCAGGATAATTAGCTTTTGTAGAAGCTATAGCATGAGTAATATATTTATACATTGCATCTTCTGCAAATTTATGTATTTGCATTTCGTCATCAGTTCCCAAACCATCAGAAATATATTTTAATGTTATTATTGAATTTGCTAAATCGCTTGAAAAGCTTATTTTACCATTTAATTCATCAATTACAAAAACGCCATTGTTTTGTGCAATTTCAGGATCTAATCCATATCTACCACCAAATAAATGCATTCTATCTAAACTATCATCTTTATCATAGTTAGTATTAGAATTTATATCATTACCTGTTAATTTATTAATATCAAAATCTTTAAATCTATCATTAGTTACAGGCGTACCTTTTAATAAGCTTCCGTCAGAATCAAATAAATAATTATAATCATCATCTTGTAATATAGATTCAGATGGTCTTGATGTAAATCTTGCAGGATAAATTATGTTTTCAATACCAGCATCATCCACATAAGACATTCTAACATAATGAATGTAATCTTGAGGCATAGGCATTGATAAACTAGTTCCTAATTGTATTTCCTGTATTTTTTCAACTCTTGAAACATCATAGCTAAATTCTTGTATACCTCTTTTAGCATGAAACAATACATCAGTTCTTTTAGCATTATTTATAAGTTTACCATCACCAATATAAGCATATATATAATTATTTATTAAATCATTTAATGATATGTATCTATAACCACCAAATCTTTCTGCTTTACCAAATTCTTTTACTTCAATAATTAATCCTGAATTAGGTGCTCCAGAATTTTGTAATATATCCGTATTTTGTGAGTTACCTGTAAAAGTTACATTTGGTGAAGAATAATTATAATTAGCAGTATTTACTTCTTTACCGTTTACAAATATTTGTATTTGTGATTTAACCGTTGGTAAAGTTGGGAAAAAAGTTGTTGTTAACGTAAACTGTGTAGCACTTCCGTTACCAGTAAAACTTTGTGACTGACTATAATAAGCCTGTTGTGTTACGTTTATTAGTCCCATTTATTATTAGTTTTGTAATTGTATTGTTTTATTTTCTTCTGCTGCTGCCGCTTGTATAACTGTTGGGTCAGCAATTATTAATCCTGCATATTTTAATATACCTAAAACTAACTCTACTTGATCGGATTGATGTAATGTAAAATCAGTTGATCCTGAAGAATTATAAGTTAATGCGCCATTTGAATCAGCACTACTATTCCAAACAGGTTCAGAAGGCACTTTTATATATTCAATAAGTAAATTACCTAATGTCCAACTGCCATCTGATAAAGCAGGTTCAACAATAATATCTGTTGCTCTCTGATAATATACAGGATAAGATATGGTTGGTTTTGTTAAAGGTGAAGATAATAGATATGATAAATTTTTTTTATCAACCTTTTCTAATTGAATAGTTTTATTAGTTATACTAATATTTATTGTTTTATATAAATCAGTTGGCAGAGTTCCTATACCATTTGTTAATGTTATATCTGCTTGTTTAAAAAACGGATCTATTTTTTGTTCTAATTTTTCTGGTATATTACCATAATCTTGTACAGCCCCTGTAACATTTTGTTTTAAAACTGCACGATTGTAATCATGAAAATTTTTATCTAGTATATCAAGTTGAACTTGTGTGCCAACTCTTTTAAATTCGCCGGGGCTTAAAAAACCTCTGCCCTCTTTATTTAACATTGATAATACCGTTTGATATACTGTATTTACGTTAATTGCCATAATTCTTATTTATAATGATTAAGCCGCATATAGCGGCTCAACCACTATATTAAACTATTTAAGTTTCTTTTCAATTGTTTGATAAACTTCAACGCCTTCATCTGTTTTAAACCAAACAGCTAATGCTGAATATGGGTTTTCATCAAATGGTACCGTTATAAGTTTTCTTCCTGTCGATGCCCAAGTAAATGTTCTATTATCATTCGAAAGAGTTACAATATTATTTTCTACAGCTTTTATGCCTGTATTTCTAATATTTATATTTTCATCATTCGCTAATTCTAAAAACAATACTGGATTGGTCTTAGCAAATAATAATAAATCCCTTTTAAGCTCCTTAGAAGTCATCGTAGATACCTTATCACCCAGTTCTGACCTTAATATTGCTTCAGCATGATCTACATCTATTTGTTTTGCTGCATTTAATGCTTCGATTTCTAGTTCAAGCACACTTAAATCGTCTTCAGCTATTTTTACAGGATTGTGTTCTGCAAATTTTCTGCCGTTATCAGGATGCATAGAAAGAAATTTTTGTAATGTTTGTTTTTCTTTTGGAACATAAAGCTTGCCGTCTTTAAAAGATATATGTTGCATTCTTTGAACTCCTTTCATTTCATCTACAAATATTGTTTTTTGATTTTCACAATATTTAATTTCTCTTTCGTATCCTTTTTCTTCATCAAACCATAATATGCCTCTGCTTTTTAATATATAAACAATAGGCGTTTCATTTATAGTTAATTCGTATAATTTGTCTTTAATTTCCCATTTAGGTTGTTTAACCGTAATAGGTTTTTGTTTTGTTTTTGTCATGATATAATATAATAAAAATGTTAAAATAAAAGGTGCTGGGTGCCGAAGCACCCGTTACCTTTAATAAATATTAAGAATCGAATCTTATAAAGTTGTTAGCAGCTTGTACTACTAAACATCTTTCTGATAAATAATGAACCTCCATTTTATCAACTCCAGAAGCGGTAGCACCACCTACTGAACCAGTAATCCAAGTTTTCATTTTTCTATCATCAGCTTCAGAAGATCTGTATCTTACGTGTAAGAATGGTCTTTTCACATTAGAACCAAGATTTTGATCATACACAGAAGATGTACCTGCTGGTACTAATACTCCTTGTAAACCTCCAACTAATCCTCTTGTTGACTTGTTATTTAAATATTTCCAGTCAGTTTTATAGAAGTCATAAGAACCTCTTCTAAAACCAGAAAAACCTAAATTAAGCGCCATATCTTGTGAATTGTTAAATACACCAAAAGATGTTCCGCCGCTAAAGTTAGCATTTATACCGCCTAACATATCATCAATACCTAAATTTGCAGATCTATTTAAGAATAACATATTTTCTTCAATAGCACCTTGCTCATCTAAAGTAGCTAATAATGTGTCAAAGCTAGCTAATACTGGGTCAGAACCATCATCAAATACACCAGTACCGATAATACCTCTAGAACCAATAGCCGCTAAAAGACCTTCAGATCCGCCTGGTGCGTTTGTCACACCAGAAAATACTGAACCTCCAGCATTTTTTTCAGCTTCAACCATAGACATTTCTAAATAGTCTTCAAATCTTTTAGAAGTATCTCCTTGAGATTTTAAATACCATAAATATCCTGATTGTCCACTTTCACCAGAAACTTCAACCCAACCAATTTGAGAAGCGTCAGAACCGCTAATTTCAAAATGATCTTTAAGAATCATAGGGTTGTTGCTTAGTGATAAAAAGTTTGCTTCAATAGACTCGCCCATTGGATCAGTTCCTTTTTTAAATTCAGAACCGTAAACAAAAAACTTTATAACCTGATTGTCTGTGGTTGCGATACCAGAAATATCATCAACATGCTCTACACTATAAGGTCTAATTGTTAGCTGAGAAGTTGAAGCTTCTGCGCCAGCTGTAACTAGAGCTTTAAATACTATAGAGTTAACAACTGCTACTACCGTTGCACCTTTTCTTACCGCGTGAGCTTCAGTTGAACCTGAATCAATACCAGTAATTGTATCTACAACACCTGTAACAGGGTTAATTTGTCCATTATATGCTAAATGCAATCTACCTTGCTCAGACCAAATAACTTGATCAGAAGCCATAGGCATTTCAGCACCTAACATTTGAATGAATCCAGAAATAGATCTGTCTCCATACTTTTCTACCTCAGCTTCATAAAGCTCAGGAAGATATTGTTGTGCCCAACCATTATTTCTTATATCTAAATAAGAGCCAATAGTTGTCATTTTTGAAGCAGAAGGAGTGACTAAACCGCCAGTTCCTACTGCGAAATCTGTTGCTGCCATTTTTAATTTTTAAATGATTAATAATTTTTTAACTTAATTTTTAGCCCTGAATTATTATCACCCGAAATAGCTTTTACTTTTAATCCCCCGGTTTCAACATAACCGTCTGCAGTTTTTCTAGGATTCATATTAATGTTCTTAGCTTCTGCAGCCATTTGCTTAATAGCATCTGCTTTACCTTGTTCATAAAAATGGTTTGCTATTCCATCTGGATTAGAAGCAGCAAATAAAGACTTATGGTAACCTTGTGCGTCAGTAAGCATTTTATCTTCACTGACATATTTATTAAAAACTTTTAATAAATCACTTTGAGTTTCCTGTACTTTATTAACATCTTTAACGTTGAACCTGTATTTTTTGTCGCCAACATTGAAATTAAAACCTTTAAAATCTTTATTGAAAACTTTACTAGTTTCTTGTTGAAAATGTTTTGTTTGCTTCTGCAATAATTCATCAGCTGATTTTTGCTCTTCAGTGTATCTATTGAAAAATTCTATCGCTTTTTGCTGCTCAGGAGCTAACTTAGAACCCAACTTGACTTCTTTGTAATATTTATCCTTAAGACCTGTCAAAAAGTTTTTAGCATTTGCGACTTCTTCTTTAAGAGCTAATTTTTTTCTTTTTACATCTTTATCACTATTTGATTCTTCATCTATAGAAAATTTATCTTCCATTAAAAATTGAATTTCATCGTAACTAAGATGTGGTTTTGTTTGTTTGTAATATTCTACTAACAATGTATTTTCATCTACGTTTTTATAATCTGTATTTAATCTAACGTAATCTGCCAGTGTTCCCCCTGTTTCATTCATAAACTTAACTAAGTCTATTATATTTTCAGGATAATCTACAACTGGGTCTTGTGTTTTTTCTTCCGATAATACTTCTTTTTGTTCCGGTGCGGTGTCGGCAACTTCATTGCTTCCATCCATTCCCTTCTCGTTAGCTGTATCTGTTTCATTTTCTATTACTTCTTCTATTATCGGTGTTTCTATTTCTTCCTTTTTTTCTTCTTTTCCGGAAGGTTCTTTAGTTTTTTCTTCGACGTTTTCTTTTTGAATTTCTTCGCTAGTTTTGGATTCGTCGCGTACAGGAATCTCATCTGCGCTTTGCTCTGGAACGGCATCTGTTTTTTCTTTATTTAGTTCGTTTAAATTTACTTTATACACTCCAGATTCTTCATCAAAATTTGATTTCTTCTGTACTTCTTGTTCTTTTTCTTGAATAGACTTTTCTTCAGCGTCTAATACTTTTGCTTTAATTTCTGCCATAATAAAATATTATATAATTGTTTAAAAATTTATCTTGGATCAAATTGTTCTAATCCAAATCCACCAAGGTTATCAAAACCTGCAGATTCAAAATCTTTTGGTGGGGTACCAGATTTTCTCTGGTCAATCAATTCACTTTGTTGAGTTGCTTGTATTTTTGTTCTTTCGTCTTTACGATCTTCTTTATACTTTTCTTTATTTTTAATCACGTCGGATTCAGCTTGTTTAAGCTGCATGTTCAATTGAAATTCAAATTCCATCAATTCTTTTTTAATTGCCGCTTCTCTTTCAAGCTTTGCAATATCAAATTGACTTTGCGCTTGTGCTATTTGTACTTTACTTTCAGCAATACCCTGCTGCTTTTGTATATCCGCCGCGGCTGCTGCTTGTGCTGCTTGTGCATTAGATTGTGATTGAGCTTGAATATTTTCTAATTGTATTTGTCTGTCTCTTTGAAATTTCTTTTTTCTTTTTATTTTTAAAACTTGATTAGCTAGTTTTATATTTTTTATTTCTCTTACATCTATAGCATCTTCAATTTCTATTTGTTTTTGGCTAATAGCCATTTGAATATTATTTTCAAGCAATTGTTTTTCTTCTTCATCAGGGGATAATTCTAAAAATATGCCAAAATCATGTATATGCAAATCTTTTATTTCTTTTAAATTAGCAACATTAATTTTTCCTAATGACTGTAAAAATTGTTGATTTGTGTTAGAATATTCTAAAACATCAGCTATCCTTAATGAAACAGCTTCAGCGGTTTTTAATGTTACAAATAATCCGCTTTGTAATATATGCCTAGTTGCTGTATTGCTATTAGCTGCTGCTAATTTTTGTAAACCAACTAAAGCATTTTTATCTGGTGTACTGCCGTCTCTTGCTTCATTTAACCCAGTAACATCTCTCATCATTTGTAAATAATAATTATAACTACTAATTAAACTAGATATTTTATTATTACCTCCAGATGATCTTAGTTCTTGAATAGGAACTCTACCGTTATTAAATTCACCATCTTGTGTCATTGATCTACCAATAACAGAACCAGTTTGGAAATACATATTTAACGCTTCTTGTGGATTGTAGTTTGTTCCATTACCTAAGTCCACTTCAGCAATGCCGTCCGCATCTAAAAATACCCCGTCAGGAACCATACGAGACAACACTTGTTGTAATTTAAGATGCGTTATTTGAATCATATCTGCAAATGATGTCATTCTGCTAACTAATGATTCAGGCTTTCCTTTATAAATTCTAGGTGCTACAATATTATAACTCATCTGAACTTTTGTAATATCAGATTTTGGTCTTGTCATATTTATAGCTTTTTGCCATTTTAATATTTTTTCAAGACCTACTATTTTTGCACCTTCATATAAACATTCAATTGATCTATTTACTCTTTCAAATCTAGACCTAGAGTCTTTAGGAGGGTTAAAAGTATCATCTTTTTGTAATGCTTTATCTGCCCCTGTTGACGTTTCTTTTATTTTATAAACTTGATTTTGAAAAGTTTTATATTCAAAATATAATACATATACATAATTTCTATCCTGGCTTTCTGCGGTATAAGATTTATTATACAATTTAGTATTCCCTGAACCATAGCCTTCAATATCTTTTATATCTTCATCTGTTAACTCTGGAAATTGTTTTTTAAGTTCAACAATGGAAACTCTCCTTACTTCTCCTACATAATAAATATCATCAAAATAAGGTGATTCAGTATAAGAATAAACTAAATCAGAAGGGTCTACATATTCAAGCTTTATTCCTTCTGCTGTATTAAAACTATTTTTAACACAACCCATACCTAAAACAGTTATATCATAATCAAGCCTTTTCTTTAATAAATGATATTTATTTAATTCAAAAACATTATTTATAGCTTCTTCTTGTGCAATTTCAATGGATTGTTTATAATTTAACTGCATGTGTACCTGAAGCTCCTCGTTATTTTCTGGTAGCTCAGCAGGATCAGTATTAAAAGTATTAATTCCTAAATTTTTTTCTAAATCATCTTTATATTTATATGAATACATATCTATTAAAAGCTTCTTCATATAATTTGTTCTAACTTTTGTTGATGATGGGTCAACGGAAAATGCTTTTAAATCATAAGCTCTTTCTGCAATACCGTTAACAACTATATCTACAAACTTAGGTATAATTGGTACTGGCTTCCAATCTAAATTTAAATATGATAAATCACCATTAATAGATAATTCATCTTTATATTTTTGTATGCTTTGTTCGCCTCTTGCATATAGTCTTAATCTATGAAAGTTATCTCTATTTGCAAAGTAACGTGTACTTCCTGAATCTTTTTTAAACCATTCTGATTCTATAGCTTTAGCAACTTCTAACCCATATTTAGGATTTGCCTTCTCAATGTCGCTTATAGCTTGACTTGGGAAAATACCTTTTGTAAGTACTTTTGCCATTTATTGTATTATTTTTGAAAAATTTCCTTTATTATTATATTTAGCAAAACTAAAATTTACTTTCTT